GTTCGTCTGGGTAAGGTCGGTGTTGAAGCCGCCGCTGGCGTCGAGGTCGGTCACGACGCCCTTCTTGCGCTGACGAGACGGGTTGATCGGGTTCCGCGCAACCGTGGTGATTTCGCCGCCGAAGTCGGGGTAGCTGTTGGGCTCGAAGGGCAGCCAGAACTGAGAGGCAGCTGCCGGTAGGACCCCGAGGCTAGACTCAACCGCATACCGAAGGCCGGTGATGTTCGAGTCGATCTTGTTGAGCACAGCCATGGCTTGAGTCTCCGTCTACTTGACCTCGTCGTACAAGAAGTCAACAAGGATATTCGTCTGGTACCAGGTGCCGTCCGACCCAACTTCGCTGATTCGGGGATTCCGGAACCAGACACCGCTGGGCGTCGAGTACCCCTCGAACGCGCCTCGAATGATACCCACCAGAGAGTCGGCAGAGCTCTGTCCCTGGAGAATGGGCGTGAAAAGCTGGACGATCAGGAAGCCGCTACGCTCCCACCGCTTCGTGCCGCTAGCCCCCGAGAGCGAGGCCTGACGCCCCGCCGTGTGCTGCACTCGGGCGCGAGCCCAAGGATCGACTCTCGAGGTTGTGCTCTCGGTGCGAGTCGGCTGACCCGGAGCATCGTCATAGATGAGCCTCAGGGGATTCGGCGTGACAGAATCCGCAGCCGTCTTGAGGCGAGCGAGGATCTCGTCGCGAGCTTGTGTAGTCGTCGCCATCGCTACTGCCTCAGCTGCAGGTCGTACATCAACTTGGTGTCGCCAGGATTGATCGTCTCTGCTCGAACAATCTGCCAGGTCTGACCGTCAGCTTCGACGAGGCGATCGTAGGAAGAGAGGTCAATTTCAGGAGCACTATCCTGAGCGACATAGGCTCTCTTGTCTCCGCGCTGCACGTGATCGCTCTCCGCCTCCTCGAGCGCGAAGTCTACGATGACTGCCAGCGCTGTCGTCGAGATGTCGCTCGCCTGAGAGCTGCCTCTCCAGGGCTTCGCCGCATCAGTCGGAGTCGCGCTCTGCTTCTTGAGCGTCACGCTCCGACCGAACCGATCGATGAGTCGCTTGGCAGTTGCGGAGAGGCTCGAGTAGTTGTAAGCCATCAACCTCTCGCTATCCTGCGCTGTGCGTTCGTGTTGAGGAGCTCTTCGAGCAGAAGGTCTGCTGCGGGGTACTCGGGGATGTTGAAGTCAGAGACGGTGAAGCCCATCGCCTGCTTGTTCCGAGTGCGAGCAGAGACCTCGCTCGCTGTCTGATACGCAGTGCTTTCCTCGATTGGACCAACCTTCACAGCCTTCGAGCTGACCTGCCCCGTCAGGATATCTCCGGAAGGCGGAGCTGTCGGGGAATTCGTTCCCAGATCTTGGACCGGAACCGGCAGCGGTGGGTCGGGAGCAAGTTCGCCCAGGAGGGCGGCTCGGAGGGCGTACTCGGCGCAAGCCTTCGAGAGCGAGCGTGGGATCTCGTCCTGCTCCGCGAGCAGGAAGCGGTCGTCGTCGAAGGCGTCCAGCCGCGGCCACTCCAGCGCTTGCCGCTGGGAGCGACGAGATCCTCGGAATCGACGACCAAATCGCTTGTCAATGTAGTCTGTCGCTCGGACGATGCACTGTTCCTTCTTCGTCGAACTGAGAGAGCTCCAGTAGACATGACCTCGATCCGAGTGGTAGGTGTCGGCGAATGCGACGCTGATGTAGCCGTTCGCATTTTCGAGACCCTGACCATTCTCCAGGACGAAGGGCATGCGTCACCTCAGAATCCAGGGTGCGTCGCGACATAGCCGGTCGGCAGCGTAGCGCTGTTGAGGCCCCTCAGCTGATCGCTGCCAGAACCCGAGTACACAGCTCGGTCCTGCTGGGGGTCAAAGCTGGTCCCGAGGCCCAGGTAGGTGCTCAGCTTGAGGTGAGTGGGCGACACCCAGCTCGCTGACTGATACCGCCAGGTGAGCCCGGACTGGGCGAGCGTGAAGAACCAGTCGTTCTCGGGATCGACCAGACCCTTGGTCTGGTCCATCGCGGCGCTGAACTCGATCGTGGCTTCAAGGGGAGTGCTCTCCTCAACGAGGAACGTGATGCCCAAGATTGAGGGCGGTTCAGGAACTATCGTCTCGTGGCGACGACTGTCTCCACCGCCGGACCCGAACCCACCGAAAGTCACTCTCCGCATTGGTAGTTCCCCCGTTTGCTTCGCGAGCTTCTCAGCTCTGCCAGTCAGGCCACCGGCTCCTTCGCCGATCTTGTAGAGCTTCTTGGCCATCTTGGTGCTGGAGCTACTTCCCGTCCACCCCCGGACCCTTCATCTTGCCGCGCCGCATCATGGAGGTGGCTTCGCTGGCCGGGTTCGCCTTCCGACGACCGCCACTCACCACGTTCTTCTGAGAAGGGCCGCGACGCATCCCGCCGTGATTCTGACGACTGTTGGGGATCTTGTTCGCCACTTGCTGACTCCTTGGATCTCTCGCTGCCGCAACGAACCGGAACTCACTTCGTCTTCTTGAGAGGCTGACGATCCTCCGTCCGCAGCGGATTTTTCGCTCCGCCAGTGATCGCGTCGATCTCAGACCTGGTGACTGGGAAGCCAGCGAGCTTGCTCACGACATTCACGGCTGGCTTGTGGTCCTCGGACCAATGCTCCGCAACCTCGGGGTCGAGCTTCTGCAGTGCCGCGTTGATGGCCTTCACCTGGTCTCCCCGGGGAGCCTCGGAGCTCGGTTGTCCGTCCCCAGCGGCCAGACCATCGGCGGGCCCGGACGCGGTTCCAGCATCTGCCGAGCCGAGAGCGGGGTCTTCCGCCCCAGACCCCTGCCCTGCCTGCTGAACTCCGCCGTGTACCGCGTGTGGTTGGTCCTCGACGTCGCTGGGCGGAACACCACGCTGGCCATTGGACTTCTCCTCCTTCGCCTGAGCTGCCAGGAGTGACGCTGATCCTTCGGGGAAGGCTTGGTAGTAGGAGCCGAGGTAGAGCTCTGCGCCGCTCATCAGGTTCGCGGGAGCCGTCACCTGGCATCGACCGTTCACGAAGTTTCGACCGTTGATCTGGAGAGTCTTGCCTGCCAGAGGGCCGGTCAGGACAAATGTCTTCGTCTGGATCTCTGTGTTCATGAGATTGCGATCCCTCCGGGCTGAGATTGACTTCAGGTCTTCTTGGGTGATCCTAGGCCACCCGGATGCCGCGAGCGAAGACCTGGGGGATGACGGCGTTGTCGGCAGGCAGGACAACCGTGACGGCCGAACCAGCAGACCCCTGATGGGTGATCGTGCCCACGAGGTCGCTCACGTTCACGTCGCCCTCGTTCTGGGCTGCCGGGGGCTTGATCCGGAAGATGAGGCGATGATCGCCCTTGTTGTCCGCTGCACCTGCGACGCTGAGGGTGTTGGTAGAAGCGTTGTAGGCAGCGTTGTCGATGGCCGTTGCGTTGATGGCAGTGACCAGAGCTGCACCGATCTCGTCGATTGTGTCCTGAGCGGCACCAGTTGCAGTCAGGGAGCCGGACGAGAAGATCGTGCCGTTCGGTGCGATCAGCTCCCAGCTGAAGACCCAGCCGATCCAGTTGGCGGCAGCCACGATCTCAGTGACCGTAGCGCCGTTCCAGACCGCGTCAGAGTCGCCAGTGTAGCGAGCCTGCGCCATCTTCTTCGCTGTCGCCGCGTCTGCGGCGAAGACCACCATGGTGTCGACCCCATCAATTCGGCGAGTCGCGGCGTCACGGCTGGCTTCGACCATGTATGCAGGCATCTTTTCACTCCTTGATCAGCTCAAGAATTTCCGACGAAGAGGTCATCGTAATCTGTCGAGCGAGGGTTACCTCGCTCGACAATTGGGTTCGGATCAGGTCAGTTGCGGATGCCGTCAGCGAGGGCCAGGCCCTTCTCGCTGAAGAGGGCGAGACCGGCGTACCACTTGACGCGCCAGATGTGCTCGTCCTTGGTCTCCGACTCACCGACGTCGACCACGTTGATGCCTGCCATCTCGGCAGCAGTCAGGCCCGAGATGCCATAGGACCGCGAGCCGTCGTCGAGGGTACCGGCGAAGATCGTGGTGCAGTTGCTCGTCGCGCCCTTCGTTTGGTTGAGGGGGATGTAGTCGTTCCGGAAGATCGGGACGCCTCGGTAGGCGGGGATCTCCTGACCCGAGGGCAGAGTGACCACCTCGTTGACCGAAGCACCGCCGAGACCGCGGAGCAGTTCCATGTAGCTGTTGATCGTCCGGACGTTCATCGCGAAGTAGTCGACCACGCCATCCTTGTCGGTGATCAGCGCAATCAGCTTGTCGAGGTCGCTGAAGGCCAGGTTCTTGCCGTCGGTGCCGGTGTCGACCTTCTGGTTCGAGGCACACAGCGTCAGCAGACCAGCGAAGGTGTTGCTCGTGCCGTCGCCGTTGATCAGCATGTCCTGGAACTTGCGCCCCGCGTGCTTCGCCTTGGAAGCAATCTGGACAGCCGTCTGGTCGTTGCCGTCGCCGCTGCGAGTCGCCTGGATCAGGCCGTTCACCTCTGCGTCGCCGATGATCGTAGTCAGGGAGCTCGTCACCTGAGTGAAAGTTGCCGCCGACTTGGCGTAGCCAGCACCGCCGCCGACGCCGAGCGCGCCAGCGCCGAGGTCGGTAGTCAGGTCGGAGCCGACGCCCGAGACCACGACACCACCCTGGGCGTTCTCGCGGTTGTAGGCGAGGGCGTTGCCGGTGATGCCGTCGAAGGGCAGTACCTGGAACATCTGGTTGACGGTGATGATCGACTCGATCACACCGGCGACGAGCTCGTTCTGAGCGAGCTTGGCGGACTCAGCAAGGGTCACGGAAGGCATGGGTCAGTCTCCTGCGATGGGGCTGCACCGCGCAGCCTGTGGTGTTCTGGGTGGCGGTTCTCACCGGCACGCTTGGATCACCCTCGCGGAGCCGACGTGGGTCAGTTCACCTGCCCACCTATCGAGTCTGGAAATCTTGTCCCGATCTTTCGCTCGGGACAAGCGATGAGTTCAACAAACTTTGGGACACACCTCACTTCATCTTGACGGCCAGCCCTCGGGAGAGACCGGCAGCGATCTTCTGCTGAGGAGTCATGTCCTCGGTCTTGACACCACCCGGACGGTTCTGCGAGGAGTTGCGGCTTGCGCTGCCGGGAGCAGCGCCACCCCCCTTGGGTGCCTCCGAGGGGAACAGCTTCGCGAACCGCTCGATCCCCTTCATCTCCTGGACGCGCTCGCTGATGGTCATCGGCTGGCCGGTGACACCGCTGTAGCGGACGGCACCCTGTTCGTCGACGATGACGACGTCGAGCTCGCCGGTCTCCTTGGTAGTGACCTTCGCGCTCTGCAGCACGAAGGGGAGCAGGAGCTCGTCGGCCTTGGCAGAAGCGATGGCGGACTTCGCGTCCCCGACCACCACGCGCTGGTGGAAGGATGCTTCGGCCTTCTTCGCCCGCTCCTCCGCTGCCGTCACCTTCTGAGACCACGGCTTCTCGAGGTCGGCCTTGATCTTGTTGACGTCGACGCCCTTGAGTTGGCTTTGCAGCCCCTCGATGGTCTCCTTGAACTTCGTGGCAATGGCTGCGGGGTCCGTGCCGAACTCGCTCAGCGGGGTGAGGTCGATCTGTTGGCCCTTGGCCGCGGTGGCCTCGGCGCGGGCGGCCTTCAGGGCGCTGTTCAGGCCGGTGATGGCGGCGACGGCGGATTTGACCGCCGGGTTGTCGGAGGCGAGCTTGAAGGTCTTCTTGTCACCCTCGGTGTGCTCGGCGTAGAGGCCCCGGAAGTCTGCAGGAACCTTCTCGATGTTGTCCACGTTCGTGTTCTGCGCGAAGTCAAACTGCATATCGAACCTTGTCCTTTCAGAGCGTCACGCTCGTCTGGGGGATCACCCCACCAGTTGCTGGCCCGCGGCGACGCTCGCCGCTGTCGGCTAGAACTCCTCTGGGTTCAGCCCCGCGACGCGGAACGCATCCGGTCGCTGGCTCGCCAGCTCGTCGAGGGAGAGCTCGTTGCCCCTCCGATCGATAAACTGCTCGAGCCGAATCTTACCCGCCCGGAACAGCCTCGCCTTGGTCTTGCCGAGGACGCGGTCCTGGAAGGCGTGGCTCTGTCGAACGAGCCAGTCGTTGTAGGAGGTCTCTGCGGGCACCTGCCCGATGTTCGCCGAAGCCCAGCGGGAGCGAGCCTCCTGGACGGAGATGCCTTTCTCACGAGCAATCTCCCTGAAGTCCACCCTTCGGCGCTCCGAGGTTCTGGTGTCTGTGACGAACGGCCTCGTGCCGACGATGCCCGCTTCGTCGAGGACGGCGACCATGATTGAGCGGCAGCTCACGTGGGCGGGGGGACGAGCGTCGGGAGGCTGAAGCATCCGGCTCCCCTTCGGGAGGGGCTTGCCGCCCACCGGGGCCAGAGCTCCGTCGCGGCCGCGGCAGACGGCGCTCGTCCTCCCGTCCAGCACGCTGGTCCACCGCAGAGCCAGGACGATGTCCTCGTTACCTTCCCATAGCGATTCTCTCGCCGCATTCGATGCGTGATTGATCGCAGTCCTCACTACCGCTTCTGCGTTGCGGCGAGTGATGGACAGTGCACCGTCGGAGTAGTTCCTCGCTCTGCTTCCCACGACGCGACGGACGATGGTGTCAACGTCTTCTCCGTTCGAGAGGCCCATCTGGATGGCGTCTGTCAGTGCCCGTTGGTCGGCATCGCTCAGGCTGTCCCACCACTGACCGAGCGTGCGCCCCTGGAAGGGACGCTTCGTCACCGCTTCCCGTATGGAATCCGCAGCGACGGCGGTCAGCGAGAGCTCGACGGGCACGGCTAGCTCCAGCAGCTCTCTCTCAAAGTCTGCCTCAGACCGGCTGAACTGAAGGAGCTTCGTCCTGAGCTCGCTCCTCGCTTCTCGGATCACCTCGACCCGGATTTCTCGGATGTCTCTGAGAAGCTCTCGGAAGCGGGCGCTCTGGAAGTCGACGCCGCCAGCAGCCCCGACGATCTTGCCGAGTCGCCTGCGCAGCTCCTCGACGATTCTTTTGTCGCCCTTCTCCAGCACAGCCTGGATCTCACGAATCTGCGACATCGTGTAGCGACGCACGGAGATCTGCCTCCGAATCGCTGCGTCGAGGTATTCTTGATTGGCGTCAGGCACTTGCCTAGAGCTCCAGTCGGTGGAGAATGCACTTCCGGTCAGGAGACCTGCGACTCGAGAATCCTTCGAGCTCCAGGTTCCGCTGGCTCGACACGTTGTTCGACATCGTATACGTTGTCACGACACGCAGCTTCTGCCTCCGGCACCAGCGGATCCGAGACCTCAGGAGCATCCTCTGAAGATTCTGGCCGCGATGCTCGGGGAGAATGCCGCACCTCGTGAACTGAGCGGTGTCTCCGGTGACGACGAGACCCGCGTAGCCGACCTTCTTGCCGCGGCCATCTCGGAGGATCCACCAGTGATACCTCGGCCCGTTCATGAATGGGTCGTCGATCGGGAAGCACTGCTCGTCCAGCTCGCGAAACCACGAGCGATCTGCGATCTTCCAGTTTCGCAACTTCTCGACTCGCATGCGGGATCTCCTCGCTACTCGGAAGCTGCTGGGTCGAGATCCTCGTCTGTTTCCCCGCTCGGCATCTCGACCGATTCCTCTTCGAGCTCTTCCTCATTCTGCTCGAAGTTGAAGTCGTCAGACAGCACCCCGAAGCGGTGCAGCTCCTTCAGGTAGCGGGCGCGGGAGATGTCCCGATTCTTGCGAGCCTCCTTCAGGGAGTCGAGCTGCTTCCCGTCCTGATCGGTGATGCCGAAGTCGGTCGAGATCGTCATCGTGCCGACCTGATCGGCGGTCACGCCCATCCAGGCACCGATGAACACCAGCGCCTGCTGGAGCGAGGACTGGAACCGGATCGCCATGTCCTGGAGCGGGCTGGTGGTCTCGGCGCTGTCGAGAGCCCTTGCAGTTGCCGACGCACCACCCGGACGCCTCTTGAGGAAGACCGCGCCGTACTCGGCCATGGTTTCCTCCTTGTCGAGGAGATCCTGCCGACCCGCTGCGATTGCCCTGCCTGTGTGCTCCACGTAGTAGAATCGTCCCGCCACGTCTGGAGTATTCAGCCACTGGTTCGGGCCGACAGTGAGCTTGTCCCCTCCGACGGTGCCCGAGACAGCGAGGATCGGGAATCGAGCAACCGTAAGGACCGCAGTCTGGTCAGAGCTGGACTGCCAGTGCGCGATGTTCAAATCTGCGAGGTCGTTGAGCGGAGGCTTCCCGATCATGAACGACTGTCGATCCGCGTAGAACGTGACGATGGGAACGAAGTCGAGCGAGTAGGGGTACTGATCGACCAGCACGTACACAGGCTTCTTCGTCTTGGGGTCGATGCGCTCCTCGTAGATCGAGACCAGACCGGGATCGATCACGCGGATGCGGACCACGACCTTCTCGCCCCAGCCCTCTCGCTGGACGTGCTCCTCTCGGATGCGGACGTGCGTGACAACTTCCACACCGTTGATAACCTCAGCGCTCGCGAAGATGAGGTTCTCCGGCTTGATGTGGACGAGGTAGGGCCGGAGGTTGTCTCGTCGATCGTCCTCGAGCGTGCGCGGGAGCCCGTCTTCCCTGGGACGAGCTCTCGGGAAGTCAACCAGCACGTGGCTGAACGCCTTCGCCAGGCCGTCGCGGAACCATGTCCGGCAGAACACGGTGATGTCGTTGCCCTGCATGTCAACGTTGTCGAGCAGGTCCTTGATCTGCTCCGGGACGTCTTCGCCAACTTTCACGGGATCTCCGAAGGGTCGACCGACCCAGGAGTCGAGAGTGAGCTGCGTCATGTTGAGCAGCGTTGCTCGCGAGAGGCGCTCCTGGTAAGCGTGTTGGCCCTCCTCTTCGTGCCTCGGCAGATACTCCTCGCCCGCGGCTCGCATCGCATCGGTACCTGCGAGCAGAGTTTCCACCTTGCGCCACATGGGCTGCATGGCCTCGTAGGCCATAGAGGGCGTCGCGGGTGTGGGGGCGTCCTTCTTCGGCATTGCGCGGGCTCCTACTTCCCCTCGATCGTATCCTTCCTGCTCTACTTCCAGCGGCCCGTCTTCACCTCCATCCTCCGGCCTCGGAGGCGGTAGCGAACTTCATCACCGATGTGATCTTCGGCAGTCGTGTCTACGTCGTCGAGGTTGCGTTCGTCACGAGGAAGAACTGGGAAAGTGCGCAGGAACTGGTCGCACCGCTCGCAGACGAAGAGGCCGGGTCTCTCCCGCACCCCCTCGATGCCGGGGATAGCTGCCTTGAGATGTTCGCGAACCTGCTGCCAACCCTGAGCGCGAGAACCGGCACCCTTGTCGGCTGGGGTCCAGATGACTCCGATCCGCTTCATGTCGCCCGCGACTGATCGACCCGGCTCGTAGTCGTCGAAGATTGCCGAATCCGCGACACCGTACTTGCATCGAGGCCGCAGTGCCCAGTCCTGCTCGCGGTCGAGGATGCCCCTTGCGATCTCAGATGCAGGGAGCCTCATGCCTTCGTTCGGCGAACCACACCAACCATACCACTCGTAGATCCGCACGATATCTCCCGGCACCCTGCCGATGACGTGCGGACCGACCCTGATCGGCTCTCCGTTACTTTCGGCGTACCACCCGACACTGAACGGTCGAGACTGACCGTGGTCATACGCTCGATCGATGCGCCAGCCTCTGGGGATCTGGTGGATCGTCAGGTTCGGAACGATGTGCGTCGAGGGACGCCAAACGTCGTCGAACATGCCGCCAGCGACGATGTCCCAGGAGCCGTAGAGCCACGCGGCGAGCTCGCTCGGGTTGCGGGCTGCAGCCTTGATCTTGTCGACGTAGCCGGGATCCGAGTGCAGGAGAATCCTGTTCTCTCGCAGGTCTCCGTGGATCGCTACCCGTTCGGGCAGAGGCTTGCCGTCGGGCCCGACCTCGCGGACGATTCGACCGATGACGTGCCTCGGTGGAACGGGAAGCCCGAATCGCGCCTTGACCCAGTTGTGCCCGACGCCGTATGGGTTGGTAGTGCTCCTGTAGCGGCGGGGCATGCCCGGCTGGGTGGAGCGAGAGCAAGACATCATGACCTTGTAGCACTTGTCGTCCGGCCAGGTAGTGAGCTCCTCCCAGCCGATCCAAGGATATGCGTGACCGTGATAGTTGTAGTAGTCGTCGGGGCTACTCATGTGCCGGAACATGAGCTCCTCACCCCCGGGCCATCGCCACCTCATCTGAGCTTCGTTGAACTGAGCAGCGGGCCAGATTCGCGAGAACCACTTCTTCGACTTGTTGACGACGTCTGCGAGCTGGGGATAGCTCTGGCGAAAGAGGACACCGCGCCACTCAGCGCCGTAGCCACGCCCACAGTGCTGGGCGAAGTCCATGAGCAGAGCATCGGTCTTGCCCGGACCTCGCGTCCCTTCGTAGAGCGCCTCGAAGAGGGTGCACGCGAGGAATGCCTCTTGGGAACCAGCCTGGGGGGCCCAGGTAACGTCGCGGTTGCCGACGAAGGGGCGCAGCTCTCCCCCGACGTCTCTCCACTCAACCGCTAGCTGGCTCACTTCCGCTGACATCTTCTTCCTCGTCTTCATCCAGGTTGGCCGCAGAGCTTTCGTCTGCAACCTCGAGCTCGTACTCTGTGAGACGATCGAACTCAGCAAGTATATTCGAGCAGACAACCCGAGCCATGTGGACACACTTGCGTTGGACAATCGCCCGAGTCTTGGGGTCGAGCTTGCTCAGGTCGTCTGAGTCGAGCTCCTGAGAGCCGCCGAAGACTTCGGCAGGATACCAATCCTTGACCTGCTGAACCACTTCCTGCATCTTGTGGATGATGGCATTGCGGAACGAGCAAGATCTCCGATCCGTCGAGTGGTACCTGTTCCCGCACTGAGAGCACTTCAGAGATTCTACAAACGGGTGGACATCGAACTCGATCGATCCACAGCTCGGACACTTGTTGAACTCGCAGACGTGCGAACCTCCGCTGGCAACTGCATGCTTGAGCTGAGTCCAGGGATCATCCCCGTAGGGCGGCTGGTCAGCCGGTACTTCTGGCGGCATCTGGAACCTCCTCGAAGATAGCTCGCGCGAGGATGTGGAGGTCCTTCGCTTCTCCGTGCAGCTCCTCCGGATCGGACAGCCCGTACACATCCCAGAGGTAGGCGACATCAGCGCCGAACATCATCTCGAACTGCTCTTTGGAGGGGGAACGCTTGACCCGAAGCCTGACTCGCGGTGTGCATTCCAGCAGGGTTCCAGGAGAAAGTGGGCTGAGCTCCTGGCTAGCCACCGGACGCTTCTCCGGCGGCGAGCTTCTCTGCGAGATGAGCCACCCTGCGAATAGTCTTGAGAGCAAACTTGACGGCTTCAGAGTCTTCACTCGAGATGATACGCTCGCAGTCAAGGTCTCGGTCAGAGATGCTCCTTCCGCAGAGCAGAGATTCATAGGCAGCCTGGTAAGTTGCCATGGCTTGCGTGAGGTGATCGACACTGACCTCTCCGACCTGAGGTCGCCTCGGGATCTTGGAAGCATTCATCTGGCCGCAGCGAAAGCACCTCAGAGATTCGAGCCAGAGGTGTATCGTCTGTTGTGCAGAGCCACAACGGCAGCAGACGAAGTGCTCGACGAGGACAGCGCCCTCCATCTCGGCGACCTTGCGGATCACCTCGAGCCGATTCGTAAGATCGATCTTGTCGTCTTCAGGCAATTGCGTCTCCAAAGCTGATGATCCTGCGGTGAGCGATCCCCGCATTGATCTGAATCTCTCTGAGACACTCGCGGGCCAGCTTCCCGCACTCGTCCGGGTCGCACTTGTCTCTGTAGTTCACGATCAGGTGGACAGCGCAAGCGTGAGCCGTCCGCTGCACGAGGTCTTCGAGACCAGGGGCGTCGGCGTCGACCTTCAGGGTCGCCCAGAGGCCTGGCTTCTTCTTCGAGGACACACCAACCTCCACCTCGACCTTCATTGTGATGGTGTCCTGAATCAGTCGCACCCTGACGTTCTGCTTGTTCACCCGCAACCACCCTTCACGTGAATGTTCCGCTGGTCTCGGCGGAGCATGCCGACGTTCTCGGTGTACCCCGCGATGTCCAGCCAGGAGTCGTCCTTGGTCCCGTCGGCGAGGCGGCTTGCTTTCTGCAGCACGTTCAGCATGCAGACGTCTTCCGCCGACATCCGAACTTCCTTGCCGAGGCGACGCGACAGGTAGGCGTTCCACATGTCCGCCGTGAGCTGGTGGTTGGTGGACGGGTGACCGTAGTCCGAGCCGCGGTTGCGCACCGTCTGCGTCACCTGGGCTGCGAACCCACCAGGCACGGAATCTTCACCGTTCTGGGAGTTCGCTCGCCTCGCGACCTTGATCCTCACGTCGCCCTCGATCCGAGCCGTGTGGCTCTTGAGCACCACGTAGCCGTGCTCTCCTGGCAAGACCTCACTCACGTCTGAGACCTCGATGGAGCGAGTAGTCGTGAAACTGCCGTCCTCGTCTCGCGGAGTGACGTCGACGTGGGTGGCCCCGAGCCGCTCGAGTTCTGCCCTGGGCAGCGGTACGTTCGCGATCACAGGCTCCACCCCAGCAGCTACCTCCCCAGCTCTCCTGATCGCGTCTCCGACGTTCACGGTCATCTTCTGGAACCTGACCGGGATGATGCGATCCTCTCTGTCGTAGAAGATCGCGATACCTTTGATGAACTTCGGGCTCTTCTCATCCCTCCAGACGTTCACCACGGGGTAGTCGCCGACGAGCCTCGAGTTCTCGTCGAAGATGACGCTCGTCACCTCGCTGATGGGGAAATACTTCCATCTCTCGACCGTCGTTGATGTCGACGGTATTACTCCACCCGAGAACAGCCCGACTGACAGCGTATGAACTCCGGAAGAGCTCAGATCGGTTCCGGTCAGGGACTGCGAGGGCTTCACGATCATGCTCAATTCTCCCTCAAGAAGTTCTGAGTGGCAACCTCAAGATCCTGGGAATCAGGCGTCGATCCTCCGGATGAAGGAATCAGGCAGGATGACGAGGTTGGGCGTACCCACGGTGTTGTTGTTCTGCACGGAGAATCCCACGGATCCGTTCGCTCCAGTCATCGAGATGACCAACCTGATGCAGCCGCGCGAAGCGGTTGTCACGGGGAACAGGACCGTGTCGTCGGTCGAGATGTCCACTGAGGTCGCGTCTCCGACAGCGTTCTCTACCGACATCGATCCAGAGGTGACTGTCGGAACAGACGAGAGCTGGATGCCGATGCTGCCGGTGAGGGGACCAGTTGCGGAGAAGTACAGCACCAGCTCGAGCGTGGTGTTCTCGCCAGTGTAGGTCTCCCCAAGAACGGTCAGCGGTTCGGAACCTGCAGTGGCGACAACTGCGATCGTCCCGAACCTGTGCTGCGACACGAGAGCTGGGGTGTTGGAAAGATCGTTGAAGGAGAGCGTCGCATTCACCCACGCGGTGCCGCTGTACCGGAGAACCTGACCAGCTGCGGGAGTGGAGATGGTGACGTCGGACAGGGCGTTGACTGAGCTCGCCGCGATCCTCGCGTCCGCAGCTGTCGAGAAATCCGTGACCTGAGAGGCAGTGTGCGTGTGCGATGGCAGGTCTGCGGACACGAGCGCTCGGAAGGTGGGAGCAGCGCCCCCGCCGGAAGTGGGACCGGCCCAGACCAGGTTGGCGAGCTGCGTCGAGAGGGAGAGCGACAGGGTGCCGGAGCCTGTGACCGGGGAACCGGAAACCGAGAAGATCGCAGGAGCCGACAGCGAGACGCTGGTCACCGCGGGCACAGCCGAGCTGACCCAAGAAGTGCCGTTGAAGACCAGGACGTGGTTCGTCGAGGGAGAGGGCACGCTCACGTTCGCCAGGGCATCGAGGTTCGCTGCGGCGATCCTCGCGTCTGCCGCAGCCGAGAAGTTGGTAACTTCCGAGGCAGCGTGCGTGTGGGCGCTCGGGGCGAAGGTCGAGGGGATGCCGGTCAGCTCCGAGTAGGCAACGCTGGCGTTCACCCACGCAGTCCCGCTGTATCGCAGCACCTAGGCAGAGGCTGGTGCCGAGATGGAGACGTCGCTCAGGTCGTCGAGCGAGCCGACGAGCGAAGCTGCCTGGTTCACCCACTGCGAGCCGTTATAGGAAAGCAGCTGACCGGAAGCGGGGCTGCTGATCGTCACGTCGATCAGGTCGTTCAGCGCAGACGCACCCCCGCTGCCTGGCGGACCCTGCGGACCCGGAGTGGCGACCTGCACGACCTGGACCAGCGGCTGCTGGACCGTGACCGTCGACACGAGGTCCTCGGTGACGACGACGATTGAAGGTTCACCCGGCACTCTGGACGACCTCCGGCTGGACCACGAGCGAACCCCTGAGCAGCGTCTTGCGGTAGGTCACCGTCGGTGAGCCGAGCGTCACCTCGACGTCGTAGACGTAGCTCCCCTGCTGGATCGACGCGAAGCCGCTGAACTGAATGGTGCCGTTGGCCGGAGTCGGTATGCTGCCAGCGAGGTTGAGCAGGAGCGGGCCGTCGAAGCCGGATCGAACCTGGCACCTCGCAGAGTACCCTGTCAGGTTGATCGGCGTGCCGGTGCTGTCCTGCCACACCACGTTGAATTCCCACGTGTCGTTCTCGACGACGGTGAAGTTCTGAGAACCTGCCACGATCGCACCTCCGTCCTCAGCTCGCAGCCTCGAGGAGCATATCCCTGATGTACGTCCCGAAAGTCGTAGAGCCAGTCGCGCTCGGGTGGACGCCGTCGGCGAGCTGAACTGCCTGCCACGCCGAGTAGTCTCCCAGAGTATCGAAGACTTTCTTGCGGAGCTTGATCAGGCCAACTCGACCCTCGGCGAGGGATGATAGGGCTTCCTCCATGTCGGAGAACCTCTTGGAGGCAGCGCCCGAGGCAGTGTCGTAGGTGGACACGAGCAGCACGAGGGGGTCTCTCCCAGCAGCGAGACTGGCTGCGACCAGCCGGTTGATCACGCCAGTCATGTTCTGAGCGTAGCTGCCGATCGTGGTGCCGTTCCACTCATTCGAGGAGTTGTTCTGCCCGAGCTGGATCACGAAGGTATCTAGGCCGTATGCCTGCGCCTCGGCGACCACAGCGTTGTCGCTGTAGCGAACGAGGAAGCTCCCAGCGCCGTCGAGGTTGAGCGACTCCCCACTGTCCAGGTGGCTCTGGGTGGTGAACCCTCCGGAACCGAAGTAGGTCCAGAAGGCACCAGTCGACTTGCTGGGGTATCGGAAGTCGATCTTCATCGGGAGACAGTACTCGAGACTCCCGCCCTCGGTCTCGTTCCAGGACTGCAGGTCGATGATCCTCTCAGAGGACCCCGAGCCGCGGCTGAAGGTTGCAGTCTGCTGGTAGACCAGCGGGCCAGCGCCCTGGACATTCGCGATCGTCGTGCTGGCGAGGGCGGTGACGCCGCTGCCCCGACCGAATCCCCTGAGCCTCCACTGAGCAACGTGCCTCGCCGAGGTCTTGAAGAGGCCACCGACCACGACGTCCAGGTTCGCGTCGGTCTGATCGTACCGCTCCGCGTTCTCGGTTTGGAACTGCAGGGGGCTCCCGAAGTTCGTGTAGTCTCCCGTGAACCTCACGACCCTGGCGAGGGTCGTGTTGAAGCCCACATCCCCGCTCGGGAGCGCCTCCCCAGGCCGCCAGTTGGCGGTGCCGAGGGGTGGAGCGATCTCGAGCACGCCGCCAGCGACGAACGCGGCTGTGCAGCGGACGCCGATGCCGGTCGCGCCGGGCGCGATGGGGGGAATTGCTATGCCGCGGAAGGGAATCGGCAGGATCTTCACGCAGGCCGCGAGCAGCCGGTTGGTGTTGAAGGGAAACCAGAGCGAGTCCCCGACCGCCGCGATGTTCGGAGCTCCGGTCAGGATCCTGGTCGCGACGACTCTCGCGTTCTTCGTATACGCGGTCTCGTTCGAGTTGGGGAGCTTACCGCCAGCGCCGCCCCCGACGATGCCCCTGGCGGACTGGAACCTTGCGGAGGCCGCGTTGTTGCCGCCCGAGCTCTGACGGATGGCAGTCAACGCCGACCTGGAGAGACCACCCCGGCTCGAAGATCTGGACAAGTCGCTTCCTCCTTTCGCTGACGCCAACTCTAGGTGATCGGCCTCAGCTAGGAGGGCTGGTCCACAACCTCTCTGCCAGGTCCAGGCGGGAGCTGCTCCCCGCCCCAGCGCTTCGCCCACTCCTCCGCAGACCTGGGTGCGACCGGAGCGACGAGCACGCCGCCCGTGACCTTGACCTCGCCCTCCCACTTCTCCCGGAACTCGGGGATGTGTCGCTTCAGCAGCAGTTCCAGCAGACGATCTGAGTATCGCCGAACAGTCGTGACGACTACGTCCTTGTCCTTGCCCCCGATGATCGGCTCGTCCCAGCCCTCCACTGCTCGGCGGTGCGCCTCCTTGCAGATGGAGTCGCGGTACGACTCCATAGCTTCGTCCTCCCAGGCGGCGAACTCGGGATCTTGTCGGAGCTTCTTCAACCACATATAGGACATCCCGGCGGCTGCGCACGAGTCGTACTTGCGGCCGGTAGCTCGCAGCGTCTCGAGGTAAGTCTCGATGTGCTTCGCGGTGAGCTCGTGCGCCTCGAGACGAGCCTTGCGCACGCGGAACTCCGGAGGCAGCACCCTGGGCTTCCCGTCGCGGGTGTGGGTGAGCGTCCCCGCGATCGGCGTCGACTGCACGAAGCCCGGTGGGCGGCCGCCGACGCCAGTCGGCGCAAAGTCTGGGGGCGGGGGATTGGTGCCTTGGTCGTTGGACATATTCTGTGAGACTTTTCGCGTGCTCTCGCGAGAGAGTTTACGCGGGGTGCTCGCGCGAGGTGATTCCACAGAAGTTGTGAGACTTCTCGCGTGCTCTCGCGAGAGAGAGGTCGCGGGCTCACTGTTCAGAGATCTTGTGAGACCGTCCTTACGCGAGGCACTGTTGCCGAGATGACCAGAGGCACCCGGTCTAATTTTCGTTGAAAACTCAACCACTTCACCAGATCCAACGACTTCATTCCAAGTCGCGGCATCACCAGGTCCACCAGGCAGTCGCGGCATCACCAGGTCCACCAGGCAGTCGCGGCATCACCAGGTCCACCAGGCAGTCGCGGCATCACCAGGTCCATCAAGCTAGGACCCCCGCCTACGGGGGGGCTAGCGGGCGCGGGCTAACGCCCCCCGCCTACGGGGGGGCTAGCGGGCGCGGGCTAACG